TCATCTTCTGCGACACATTTACCAGTAATTTTTAAAGGCAAAGAACTCATTAAAAAGACACCCCACCTTTTGAGTGGGGCATCGTTTCTGATTAGCCTGCGCCAACCATGATCAAGCCTGCATTGTTGACCATACAGAATGGTGCTGATGCAGAAGTAGCGGATGTGTTAGCCACAATACCTTGGATAAAGCCAGCAGACACGGTTGTGTCGTCTAACGCACCAGCGGTAGAAGTGGTGTACAAAGGCACTTTAGGATTGCATCCAACCAACAAGTTGACCTTGAGCATACCGTTCAAGCCAACCCAGCCGTAGTAGCTAGAGGCAATTGCGGTTTGTGCAAAACCAACCATGTTGAAACCCAAAGCCGCAGCGTTTGTGGTGGTTACAGGCACAGCACGCATAACAGGAGTGGTACTCGCTGAGTCTGCGTAAGTGCTCATAATTACCGCATCAAATGCGTTAATGGTGGATTCGGCGCGGACAAACATATACACGCCGTTGTTGGAGGTGTTCACCCGAGTACCAGGGGTAACAGGGAACAAAGTTGTTGAACCAGCAGATGTGCTCGCATAAGTAGCGGTCAGATCAATACCAATTTTTCCATCGGTGACGTAATCAGCCATGATTTTTGCTCCTTATTCAGTCATCACGCCTTGGAACTGGAGTCCCGAGGCGGTCATGTTGCCAGCCCATCCGATCAAGCGCACGATGGCATCTTGGTTGGTGGACATACGCTCATCACCAATCGGAACAAAGTTACGATTTGCATGAGGACGGAAGAAAATGTATTTCGTGTTCAAGAAATAACCAGTAGATGTCGGGATGTTGCCGCCGATACCACCGTCAAGAACTACGTCTGCATTCATGTACTTGGAGGCAACAAAGCCGAGTTCAGCCATCTTGCTAGAGCCAGGGAAACGCTGAATGTTTTGCAGGGAACTCATGAAGAAGCCCCACAAATTGTTATCCAACAAAATCAAATCGACTACATCAGAGCCGCGACTTGTCTTTGCATACAGGCGGTTAAAACCAGTCTGAATGTTTGAGCTGGAAGCAGAAGCACCCAAGTCAGAAGAGAAGTCAAAAGTCTGATTGCGCCAAAATGACCATGTGGAACGGTCAATACCACCAACCACACCAGTAGAGGGCGATGCAACTACCATAGCTTGCAAACCTGTGATTTGCTTGCCGTTGTTGGCTGTACCGTCAGAGTAGATACCAGTAGAGATCAAGTTCTCAATTGATGCCTCGGCAACGTCCAAACGTGCGTCAAACAAATCAATGATCTGCTCTTCGCCGCTGTTTTGGAGCATCTCCAAGCCATTGATGGTAACTGCCACCGCTGCTTGTTTGATGGGGAACTGAGCCGCAGAGATAACGTCCGCAGGGCTGATGTCTAAGACTTCAGCGCCTGAGTAGTACATAGCGGTTGAGTTTGCTTGGAATGACAATTCTTGCAGAATGGTCGAACCACCTGTGAAAGGCTTGTAACGGCCTTTTTCACGCAGGCGAGTCAGCAAAGCATTGTTTTTGGTCACGTTATCAGCAACGATGCCGGAACGTGATTCAATGGTGGTTGCTAAAACGTCTGAGTAATTACTATTGGCGTATGCCATGATTTACTCCTTTTTAATTCACCTGCCGCAGCGCATTGGCAATAACGGCTCGGCGATCCATTTGATTGACTGCACCTGAGATGGCAGCGCTTGGCGCTCCCCTAACCTGCACAGCCGCTTGTTTTGCTTTCTGTACCTGATTCTGTGCGGCATAGCTTTGTTGCTGTTGAGCATATAAACTTTGTGCCAACTGTGGATCAAGTCTTACGGCGGTGTCATATGCGACCTGCAATTTCTCGCGTTCCGACATATGACTGATGTCCCCTAGAACTTGCGGCGCTTGGAGAAGCGACAGCATACGGTCTTGGACTGCCTCAAAGTGTGCGTTTGCGGGGTCGCTCGCAAACTGCTGGATTACAGAGAGTGCTCTGTTTTCATTCTGTTTCTGCGCTTCATACTGGCTCTGCGTGATGTGTGCCGTGAGCTGCTGTACTTGTTGCGCTAATTGATTGTAGTGCGAATCTTGCTGTTGTGGTGGTGCTTCGCCGCCAAAGTAAGCCGCCACTTGCTCCAAAGGAATTTGAAATTGCTGAATCATCTGCGCTACCGCCTGCGACTTTTGTTGCGGTGTGCCTGTTCTCAGCAATGCCGCCGTCTGTAGCAATGGCCCAATCGCTTGAGCTGGCGTAGTGTTCTCATTACGCAAAATCCACTCATAAGGCGCAAACTGTTCGGTAATGGCGCGAGCCTCAGCATCCCTTTGTTTATAAGTGCTAATGCCCTTTTCGTAGTCGGCATCCCGCTGGGCAAAGGCTTGCTGTAATTCGGCTGGCGCTTTTTCCCAATGTTCTTTTAGCTCAAGGCGCAGGCTTTTGGGCATCTCAGCTCTAGGCTTATCAGCCATCTGAGGCGCTTGGGTCTCTGCGGTTGGGAACTTAGGTGCAAACTTACCGCCCTCGCGGGGTTGGCTTGCGGCGTGTTTGCCACGGTTTGTCGGTGTCTTGGTTAACGCCTCGCGGATCGTATCGGCTCGGCTTTGCGGCTCTGATGACGCTTGAGGCGTTTCTACCGCTGGGGTTTCGGGTGCTGGTGTTTCTGTTGTGTCGGGTGCGACAACTTCGTTTTCCATCACTTCATCCTTTTCATTTGTTCCAAAGTCATTTTGATCATCTCCTTGCGCTCGGGCATGGGACGGTTGTGTAGGCGGTTAGCCATCTCTACGTTGAGGTTAGACATCTTAACAGGGGCTATCGGTGCGCCTGGCCGATCAAACTCTTGCACCATTTGCACCTGACCACGCAATCGGTCTCGGTGCGCCTCTTTCTTTTTGTTCCATTCGGCTTGAGCATATTTAACGTCAGAATGCCCCATCTCGATTGAATCGGTGCGCTTGAGGTGGTCACGCCATTGCTTGCGACCCTCAATCATTACGCCATCAGGCGACATGAATGGGGCAATATCGCCCATGACCGTTGTGTATTCAACAGAATGACCCGCCGTCTTTTCGTATGGCTCGCTGCCGTCTGATGGATAAACCCAAGTTCTTCTCACATTAGCTCCAAGATCATTGCTACATCTTCTTCATCACGCTTTAGCTTAACACGCAATTCGAGGTCTTTGACCCTTTGCATTAACAAATCATAATCAATTTGTTTTCTGACCGCAACCTCTATTGTTTGCGCTGGTGCGGAGGTGATCTCTTCCCTTACCTCGGGCGGCAAGCCAAACAGCGCCTCTTGTAGTTTTAGCTTGCGTTGCGCCTCTAGCTTTCGGTCTTTAGCCCATTGCTCATTGCGCTTTTTTTCGTCAAAGCCAAAGTGACCGCCTAGTGGAGCTTCGGGTGGCGGTGGAACTACTGCTACCCCTATTGTGGCAAATGGAAGCTCCGCAAATGATGCGTAACCAAACACTTACGCCCCCCACTTGGCGGCTAATCCATCGGCATAGGTTTTGTTGACAATGTCTGTACCGCCTGACGGTGCTGTGGATACCGTGCCGGTTGTTGCGGCTACGTTTACAAATGTGCCGTTTTTAGGGGTGATGCCGCCAATAACCAAGTTATCCAATGTTCCCGCATTTGTTGGCGCTATCTCAACCGACCCTGTCCCTGTTGGTTTCATGTGGACATGACCTGTACCTGTCGGGCTGATGTCCACTTGGGCGTTTGCGCCATTGATGTTGGTTGAGACGCTTAATGTTAAGTTATCCCCACCGCCGCCGCCCATGCTCAATTGGGTTGTGCCTGCCGAGTTTTTAAGGGATAAACCTGCCGAATTGGTTGCTTGAACAGTAGGCGTTGTGACCTTGGTAAACGTAACATCTGTGCCGCTTGTGACCGCCACGCTTGATGGCAAGGTGACAAATACATCTTTTGTGCCATCCGCAAGATCAAGTTTTGAGCCTGTGGATGAGGAGATTACGGTAGTTCTAGCTAGTGTTCCAGCGTAATACGTCCCAATCCCAACCTCCCATTGCGTACCGCCGGCAATCGTGTAATAGGTCGTATTGTTGTTGCCAATTGCCGCAAAGGTTTGAAACCCCTCTACCGTGCCGTCTAGCGTGATTGTCCCTGTACCTGTTGAGGTGGTTGTCTGTCTGACCCGATCAGCTAAGACAAGGCTCATGCTATCTCCACGCCTATCACTAAGCCATCAGCACCCCTTACCACTCGTTTGGGTGCGTTAAGCCTTTGCATGGCATCGCCAATGTTTTGCATGGTCTGACCGTGCATATTTGCCATTTGGTCGTGCATTTCCACCATTCTGTTAACGGCATCTGCAATCGGCGCACCTAGCTCATTGGTTATTTGTGCAGCCGCTGCTTCAACGACTGGTAAGTCAACGCCAGGGTTGCTACCAATCCTTGCCACCATGATCTTAGTCGCGGCATCAAGTTCTGCTTTCCATCGCTCATATTCTTCCTTTCCAGCCATTTCTCGGGCTTTCATTTGCATTTCATTATTCTGCTTGGCAACCTCAAACTCGGCTTTCATTTGCTGTAACTGCATATCAGCCTGTACTTTGGCTTGGTGCATTTGCATATCAAGCTGAGCCTGCGCTTGAGCCAATTGTGCGTCTGCCTGCATCTTCATCTGCTCAGACTGAGCTTGTGCTTGCATACGCATCTGTTCTGCTTGCTGTTCGGCTTGAAGTTTAAGCATCTCGGGCGGTGGGCCTGCCGGTTGTTGTTTAGCTTGATCCGCTTTGTCTTGCAAGGCTTTCATTGCCCTCTCGACTGCGCTCTCTAAACCGCGACCAGCTCTGAATCGGCGCACCAAGAACAATAGCATCTCGGAGGCCATAGGCAAGGTCTCGGGCGCTTGGCTAATCATAGGGATTGCCTCACGCAGGAATAAGCCAATAGCTTGAATTGCTTCTTGTGCGCCTTGCTTCTCAGCCTGCTCATCAATCTGCGCCAAACTGTCAGCCTCAACCGCAATATGGAAGTCGCGGATTGTGCTGTCTGACAACATCTGCAACGCCGCTTGCAACCTTTGTGGGTCTTGACCATCGGGCGTGTTCATCACACCTGACATTTCAACAATCAGATCAGGCGGGTAAAACTTACAGATAACTTGCGCTTTGAGCTTAAAGATGTCGGTAGCAAACCTAGCCACATCGCCTTGGGCGCTACGCAAACGCAAGCTACCAAAGTTGGCTTTAAGCTGTTGAGCACCTAGCGTTTCTTGAGCCTTAGACGATCCACGCAGAATGTCCGATATACCCATGATCTCGTAGATCGACTGCTTAACCTGTTCTCTAGCGGCATACAACTCACGCAAGGTCACAATGATCTGCGAGGTGTCCATCATGTCGATAGCGCCTTTTAAGCCGCCCTTTTCCGACATTGCCGCCCAGCCAGTTACAGGGAATAGCTTGTTGTCCACGCCCTCGCTAAACATCCGCGCCAGCTCTTTAAACTCGGCATTAAACACACCAACCGCTTTACAAGCCTTGGTCAACAGGTAAATGCGTTGCGTTAAGTTATCTAACTCTTGCGCCTGATCTTCATACTCGCAGTAATCAGGTACAGGGATCATCGTGCCGGTGGTGGTGGTTGCCATTAACGGCTTGGGGCAAGGAAAAAACTCATCAAGCTCTAGCGGGTCATCCCTCTCATCTAACGCCTGTGGATAACCTTTGGCAATCCAACAAACCTTGCCGGTGCGCTTATTCCAAATCTCATAGACCATTGCCTTTTTGTCGTAGGTCATCTTGGCGGTCAATGGATTCTTGCCATCCATGTCGGTGTTTTGGCTGGTCAGGCTGACATTTTTGAATATGTCGCCAAAGCGCTCTACGCCCTCTTCTTTGGTCATGTAGACCGCCCGAGCTACCCACCAAACCTCATCCCATGTGCGAGCTGGTGAATGCAAGAAGTCTGACCAATAGACGTAATCAATAGGGCTGTGAGCTGCGTCAATGCGCTCGGTTGGGTCTTCTACCGTGTTGTAAACCTGCGACTCATCTCGCTCCATCTCACCCTCAACCTCGGGGCGGTCATTGACAATGACAGGCTCATAGCGAATCCAAGCCGTACCACGACCAGGCAACAATCTGTCCTGCACAGCGCCACTCATTGCCGAGTCAAAGTCACCGAATTGGGTGGTCTCGTACTCCATGACACGCTCAAGCATAGTGGATGCTAAGCGACCTACAGGGTCTTGATCCATGTAGCGGCGTGACACCTCGGGCTTAGCTTGGCGACCATAAAGGGCAGGGAAGAGCACTTGGATGTTTGACCAAAGGATATTGAATTTCATCCTTGGCATCTCTATGGCATCGCGCTCATCCCGATACCGCTTAACAACCTTTAAGCCGCGCTTTTCCCACTTATCAAATACCTTGATGGCGGTCTCAATTTGATCGTGCCAATATGGGCCTGGGTCTTCGCCCTCATATGCGCCTGTTTCTTCGTAGAACACGATCAGTTACCCGAGGCAAAGAAGAATGTCACATCTAGCGTACCGCCCTCGGTGAAATAAAGACTTGTTCCAATGTTGGCGGGGAATCGGTGAAACCCAACAGCAGGCGTAATTGTCCCTGAGACAACCGTGCCACTTGCACCGCCATCGGTTAATACAATTGTTCCTGCGCTAGTGCTGTTAACGTAAAACCCAATTAATTGGCATGGGCCGGTTGTTACCGCGCCGGTTGCTGTCATGTTTTTATATGCACCTACTTCTGCTACTGGCTGGCTCATATTCGCTCCTCTTTGTGTTCCATCTCATAATCCCACAGCTCATCGAGTGTGATGGTTTGCAGGGTCTTGCCCTTGGGCGGTTTCTGATCTTTTGCTTCTTGCCTATAAGCTACTGCAAGCATTCTAAACGCATCTGCGGGGTGTGAGCACCAGTCGTGGCGCGGAGTTTGACGAAAAGTTTTCTTATCTTCATCATATTCCCGCTGATACTGCCTTAACGCTTCCAACCCCTCATCACATCTTGCGTCAAAATAACAGATTGGCAGGATCATCCGCACCGCTTGGATGCCGTCTTGTATGCCAATCTCAGGCACTATCGCCAACTTGCTCAAGCCCCCAAGGTGCGCCGCCAATTGCTCAATGATTGACTTGCCGCCCGAAGCCAGCGTCTTAGCCCTTGCGTCATGCGGTAGGTAATGCTTGGTGTACCGGTAGCCCTTGTCAATGACCGTTTGAGCAATGTCCTCAATGCTTGCGCCACTGACGGCAAAGTAATCCATTACCCTGATTTCGCCTCGGATCACTTGGTAAAACCAAATGGCGGTGTCGTCTCGGTAACCCAAGTCCCAAGCCGTATAAACCGGCGCATCGGGGTCAAATGGTAAGTCGCGGATTCGGCCTTCATCGTCAACCAAACGCATTTCCTGCCCGTAATAAGCGCCCATGATTGCCGCATCAAAGCTGCATTCATATTCCTGATCGTACTGGTCTTGGCTTAATTGCGCCCGTGCTGCTTGCAGTTCTGAGTCTGGCAATATTTTAGACATCGAGGCCGGTAGCCGCAATAAGAACCAATCCGGCACGGTTTCAC